CTGTAAGAACCTGCGCAGACACGATCGTGGCTACGGCTTCGAAAATCGATAGCGCAGAATGCCAGGTTCAAGCATCGCCGTTTAACGATGCTCTCAGTCCACTAGGCCTTGCCTACGGACTGGATGCCTATATACCACGGCCAATGGCGGTGGTGATAGGCATGGGTCCTTGGAGAAGCTCCGAGGCCCTTGCGTCCAGGATCCGGATACACTATCCGGATCTTGCGACCGACGTGGTTGCAAAAATTGCATCACGTCGCGGTGATTCACTCAAACGAGTGAGCAACTGCGTCGAGGCGATCAATGATAATTTGATCACCTCAAGCCCGGAAGTGATAAGATCACTGCCGGACTCTCCAGAGTATAAGAAACTTATGCACTGGGCGTACTCGAAGGCTGCTCATAGCAGCGATCGGGTCACTAAAGAGTGGAAGCGATTCGCTGCACTCATCAAACATCGGGCAATCCAGTCATTGACTGAATTTCCCGAACTGCCCCAGGATTTTCCTGGGTACGGAGCCACGCAGAACGATCCTGCGCAACTTCCGCCATTTTGGCGGAAGCTCGTTCCATGGTTGGGACCAATCATGGACCGGGGCTGTGATGGAAAGGTAGATGCTACCAGAGTCCAGCACTTTACCACCAGTAGGAACTTTCCTGCTGGAGGAAGATCGACCAGGGAGGAGTCGTTGAGACAGCACTCAACGACTCTGCATTCTCACCCGTCTGTGTCCGCAACGCGACAAGAAATTCTTGCGCGACTTTCCTACCGAATCGGTAGGCAGACAAAGAAGTTCATGGACGAGGCAGGTTATACCAGCCTCGGCCATTTGTCGTTGACAGCCAATGCTTCATTGGACTCGCCAACTGACGAAGGCGGCAGAGCTGCCGAGATCGGAATGAAATTCCGTTCTTGGCTTACCTCCGTCCCGGACCAGGACGTCTTAGAGACGACCTGGTTCGGTAGGTCGTACTGGCTAAAAGCCGGTACGCCCTTATGGCAGACGATGTGCAGGGATTCCCTGAACTTCGAGCTGCACCACGAGGCCGGCGAAAGCGACGACCGCGTGGACCTCGATTTTGAAAATTTCAAACTCGAGGATCCGCTGTACGGGTTGGACTCAACAACAGGATATCAACTGTTGCAGTGGTCCATCCAAGAGGGCCTAAATCAAGGAATCCTTGTAGGCTCCCCGTACAATTGCGAAAACGACAGGCTTCGCCTGTCTGGCACTTGGCCGTCAATACGACCAAGTGCTATTGGCGAACCCGGGGCAAAGTCCCGAGTTGTCACTGTGGGCGAGGACTGGCTGACAGTATTACTGCAGCCGTGGTCGCACCACGTGATAGGTGGGTTAAGAACCCATCCATCGGCCACATCTGGTCTTACCAGAGGGTGGCAACTCTTTGAGTGGGTGAAGAGGCAAGGTAAAACCTCCCCTCCACCAGGAAACGACCGCTACTACGTTAGTAGCGATCTATCTCAAGCCACAGATTGGTGTGTGCATGAGTACTCCAAGTCAATGCTTGGAGGTTTCCATCGTGGGATAGAACGTGCCAGTGACACGTACTTTTCCTTATGTGCGGAACTGCTTTGCAGTCCGCGCATATACGAAGGCGCGGCCATCAAAGAAAACTTTGATGTACCGACATCCCGGGGCATCTTAATGGGTGACCCGGGCTCTAAGATCGTGCTGACTCTGCACAACTTTTGTGCGGAGGCAGAGGCGTATCTCAGATACGTCTATCAAATGATAGACGCTACAGACGAAGAGTTTCTCTATCGTCTGCAGACCAGCGAGGGATTTCCAGCCAATGGCTGGAGATGCTTCGCGTGTTCGGGCGATGACCATTTTGGTCAAGGTCCGAGGTCATACCTTTCGCGTATCACGCGAAACCATGAGTTAAACGGAATGTCCGTCTCATGGCCGCAGAACTTCTTAAGTTCGCGTGGTGGTTTCTACTGTGAGGAGATGCTCCTCACGGTAGGTCTCCAGACCCAGCACATCTGGGGGAGGAAAATTCCTCTCCGAGATGCGCCGTATGGAGAACAGCCTCACATCGATTCGATGAAAGTAAGGCTGTTTTCACCTTGTGCTAAAGAGCACGAGGGGAAAGATGAGCCAAACCCTGCCATTGGCAAGGCTCGCCAGATGCATGGCATGCTGGCATGGCTCGGAGGAGGGTTTGAGTCATTGACTCCCCTCTTCAGCAAACGCTGGGAGCAGAGGATGCAGGCTTTCCTGCCACCCTCTCTTGCGTTCAGATACCTCCCAGTGAGACTTGGAGGTATTGAAGCTCCCGCCTACCATCGATCAAAGATCGATCTAAGGCAGGCATTCCGGGTATTACCCGAAATGCACCTTTGGGCCATCAAGCAAGTGCTTGATGGCTCGGCCACGCATATGCTCCGGCGGGTCGTCGCAAGTTTTGCGACAAACGCCAGAGCGCGGGGCATTTCGTCTGATGCCATCGAAGATGAGATCAGACTCACCCTACTCCAGACGGACCTTGTCCGCGGAGTAGATGACCAACAGTTGTATGACAAGTGTTTGGTCAAGGGTCTACTGAAATCAGAAGACCCGGTCCTCGAGTGGAGAAATCTCCGGTTCAAGGACAAAGCTGCACTCGCAAAGCGAATGCGGCTTGTGACCGTCGATGAAGCCATTGACTTCATCGGCCGGCCTTACCTCTTCCGGGATATGTTATATCCGGAAGTGAGCCGCCGACACGGAATAGATCCGTATCGTTCCAGGCAATACGAAAACGTATCCTGGGCAGCGAGGCAAGACAAGTTTTACAGCAATTTGCTGTGGAACCTGCCAACCTCTGACGTAGCTATTAGCTCGTCAGAGAAGGAATCAACAATCAACTCATTGGTTGATTGGTGTATCGAGGGGAAGAACCTCGATATCCCCAAGGAGGTATATTTCCTCCCTGAAGCTGTGGTAGTGCACGAGAAACTCGCGACGCTACGCACTCCTCTATAGTACCTAATAGGTGCCATAGAGGGATGGGATAGTGGTGATCCGACTTATGAAGCCGTAGCCACAACGGATGCCCAATCCCCGGTTGTGTGTTCTTAC